CTGCGCTTGTGGCCGCGCTCGGCCAGCCATCGCTTGGTGGCATCGTTCCATGACTTCTTGGGGCGCTCCTTGAGCATCCCGCTGCGCCAGAGTTCCGCACGGCGCTTGTCGTGGAGTTCCTGGGCCTGCTTCTTGTCGCTGGTCTTCAGGCTCTCGCGGATGCGAGCGCCGTTGATCATCGTGTCAATCCAGTAGGTCGTGCCGCGCAGTTTGAGGCTCATGTCGTGGGTTCCTGTTGTGTTGTGCGCCCCGTAGGGGCAAGTTTTATTTGCGAACGATCACTCGACGGCAGGTAACGAAAGCAAAGCCGTTGGGGATCTTCCATTGCCCAGGCATACCCGGCACCTTGCCGATGCGCTGCGCGGTCGGAAACATGGCGAGAAGCATTGCTTCTGCGGCGGGCACGCCAAACTGGTCAGCGGGCAAGTGGAATTCTGTCGCGGTCATGTCAGTTGTTCCAGGTGCGCCCCCGTAGGGGCGGGGTGGGTGGTTAAGCTGCGATGCTGTCAGCAGTGGCGGCTTTGTAGATTGCCTCAGCGCGGATTTCATCCAACTGGAAATCTTTCATTTGGTAGGCCATCAATGCCATGCCGCAATAACGTTCAGCGATGATTTCACCGCGCTCATCCGCTTTCTTAAGTAATCCAGAGACAGCGCGGCCTGCTTCTTCCATTGCGGCATCAAGGCCTACGAGCGGAACAAAAGCGCAAACGACTTCGGGGGTCACAATCTCGGAAAGAAAGTAAGTGTTCACAGAATTGAAGTACGGGGTCATGGCACTGCTCCTTGGTTGGTGTGATGAGATTATTGCAACATCAAGAGGGAGTGTCAACGGACTTTCTAGGCACAATCGCAAATTAGTTGTGTCTGCCCCACATAGCAATCAGACACGATTCCGCTTTTCCATCGTCCTTGACCCGGCTGAACTCGCGGGCCATCGCGGGCCACAGTGCAGCAGCACGCGCCCGTGCAGCGTCCTTGCCTGTGTTTAGTTGCAGATCCTTCTTCCACTTGGCAGGCGTGACCGTGCGGACGGGAATCGCAAGGCCCGCCAGGACGCCTAAAGCGATCCCAAAGGCCTGCCCAAAGGCGAACATGCTGGTCACGCCCTGACCCGGCATCGCATTGACCTGCTCGACCACCGCGACCGCGCCTTGGTCTGCAAACAGCCGCAGTTCAGCGGCCAGCATCTCGGCACTGATCCGCTTCTTCTTCTTGCCGCCCACCTCGATCTCGACAGCGGGCATATCGAAAACATGGATCAGAACGCCGTCGTCAAGGATTGCAACAGCGCCTGATGCGCCTGGGTCGATTCCGATAATGAACATTCACTTCACCAAAAAAAAGTACTGGTTGTCGTACTCGCGCCAGATCCGGCCAGCTTTGATTGCCGAGACCGTTGCCTGACTGATTCCGTACTGCGCTGCGATCTCTCTTTGCGTTCCCTCCGCCAGCCTGATCTCTTGTGCCTGCCCCAGCGTCAGACGCGCCCTGCGGCGTGCTGCCACGCTTAACTTCGCCCTGACCACATGCCCAGGCGTGAGCCTTTTCTCCTTGGACAGCAGTGCTTGCAGTTTCTTTCGGGTGCAGACCAGCAGATGCTCTGGCTTGACGCAGCGTGGGTTCCTGCACACGGTCGTGACCAGCATCTTGTCCAGAGATCGGTTTAGGTGCTCCTTTGCAATGACGCGCCTGACGGTCTGTGCCTGACCACGCCACATAAGAACAGGCGTGTTCTTGACCATGGCGCTGTCCCATTCCCAGCAGTCACCCACTAGGATCGCATGGCTTGTGACACGCTCAATCAGGGTCATTCTTTCCCGCCACCGCGCACAGTGCGTAAAGCAGAAACGCCAAGACGCTTCCACACAGCATCCCAACAACAAAAGAGATCCAGTTCATTTGCGAAGTTTCTCCAGTGTTCTTACTGACTTCTTGATTGCAGCGGCCTTCTCTTTCGCGGCCTTGGTCGGTGCCTTGACCTCGATGTCATCCGGGTGCGTGCTGATCCGATCCAGCAGGTCATCAACAGGCTGCGTGTGTGTGGTTCCTGACGCCACAACGCTCACGGGGAACTGGTTCTTTGTGTCGATGACCGCGCTGATTAGGCTCCCGTTGGTCTGATGCAGTTCGATGCTGGAAAAGTGCGGCCCGTACTCGCGGATGGACTCAGGGCCATTGACAAACATCGCGCCCGTCTCTTTGTGCCTGTACGCGACCCAGTTCTCGCCACCGTCCTGAGGATCTGCGAATGGAACAAGGTCGGGGATCATCAGGTGGTCATCGCAGCCTGTGCGCTGATCCTGTTCTGACAGCAACTCACCCTTCACAGAGCAGCGCCACCGCGCGTCATCAATGGGCGTGGCGTGGCAGCAGGTACGGCAGTTTGGTTCTGCCGCCTGCCCTCCGTGGCAGTGCTTCCAGAAGGGGCAGTACTTGCATTCAAAAAAGTCCTTGTCGGTGCTAATCCGCCAAGGTGGTGTTGTGGACTCAATGAGCCTCTCAGCGCGAGCCATCAACTTTGCGAACTCATCTTTGTCAAAATGCACCCACTCGCTGTAGAGGTCGTCTGTGTCCTTGTTGACCGCGAGGTACAGCGCACGGTCAAGGGTTATCAGACCCATGTAGATCTGCATCTGCGCGAAGTGCTGCGGCTTAGCGGCCTCAACACCCTTCCTGACGACCTCGCTGAAGCTCTTGTTGTTGTGTGTCTTAAACTCCAGCACCGCAGGCGTCTTCGGTGCCTCTGCCAGATTCTTCGCAACCCCGTCGAGCGAGCCTGCGAAGTGCCCATCGCACGCGCTCACACGCCACTGTGAGCCCGTCTCCGGGTCGGTCTGCCAGACCGTCGCGCCAATCGCCTGAAGCTCTTCCACAAGCCGCTGCTCTTCACGCGACCCGGTGTCGAACATCCGCAGCAGCCTGCCGGGAAAGTCAGGCTTGAGCGCCCACCTCCAGGTCAGCCAGATGTAGCGGTCGCACTTGTGCCCAATGATGCTGGCTCCCATGTGCGGTCGGTGCTGCTGCGGCTTGCTGCTGTACCACTTGACGATCTGCGCCGCTGTGGTGTGCTGAGATTCAGGGATTGCGGCCATGATCAGCCCCAGGGACGCTTTGTGGCCTGCGGTGCGGCGGCAGGCTTGGGCTGGGGCTTCGCGGCCATGACGGGCGCATAGTCGAAGATCACGTTGCGCTGATCGTCCTTCTTGTCGATCCCGACCACTGCGATGAAGGGCAGGTCGTGCAACTGCTCGCTGTCCTCGACATGCTCAAGGCCCAGAGCGAGGCACAACTTGGCAAGCGCCTCCTGTGCGATGCGTACTGCGGTGCTGTTCGGGTTGTCGAGGTTCAGGCGCTCCCAGTGCCGACGCCCGCTGAGATCGCCGCTGGCGATCTGCATCTCAAGCTCAAGGTACGAGCCGGTGCCTGCTTTTGTGGGCTTGCTGGCGCTGCGGGTGATGACCATCTCATACTCGCCAGCAGGCAGCGGGCCGTAGGAAGTGGAGGGGCGCTCGGAGAGCGTGACGGATGATGCAGAAAAGTTCAGGGTTGCCATCGTTTGACCTCAGTTGTTGTTAGCCGCGAGTGCGGCAGCGAATGACTCCCAATCAAGCGGGAGATTCTTCAGGCCAAACCGATTCCCTGCCATGTGGGCAGGATGCGGCTCGACATGCAGAATTCTTTGCCCGGTGGTGCGGGCCTTCGTTTCGGACTTGCCATACCCGGCGTCCGACTCGACCGTAGTGATCTTGTAGTTGGCCCAGCCGATGATGTCTGCCCACTCCATGACCAACGCAGCAGCGCGGTCGTGAAGTTTCAGAACGTACTGGTCATAACCATCGTGAAGAGGGCTTTCAAATCGTTTCACGCGATCATGTGCGATCAAGATGACGGCCATGTTCTTCTTGGAGCGCAGCGTCTCCAAACCATTGAGCAGATTGCGCCACTCTTCTGCGGCGCTGATGTAGCCGCGACCGTAACCGGGTGATTCAATGGTTGCCCACTTGTTGGCCGCGCAGACATGCTGATGCACCAGCGGCTCAAGCCAGTCGAGCGAGTCAAGGAACACGCTCTGGAAGTCATGCTCCTCATTCAGCAGCGTGCTGATCGCCTGATAGACATCATCAAGGCTGGTCGCCAGCGGGAATGCCGATGCATCAACCGCATCAGCGCCGTCTTCGGTAAGGATGCCGATGGATGCGGGGGCCATGCTGGCGA